AGATTGCGTGGAAAAAAGTTGAACGCGGCGGCTGGGACGTTGACCGTGGTTGTGCAGAGAACCGCGTCGGCAAGGTCATCCTTGCACAGCTTGTCTGGTATCCGTGGGGACGTGAGCCTAAAGTCATCGCTGATTATATGCTGGACAAAGACAACACTTGGAAGCGTTGGTAAGGGAGAATAATCATGACACAGTTTCAGGAAAATCAAAGAGTGTGGTTCACATCTAGCACTGGTCACTGCCTTAGTGCCGCCGTCATCACAAAGGTCGGTGATTGCGGCATCAGCATGGTCGGCGAGAAAGTGCAGCCATATATGTCTGTCACAAAATCTGGCAAATGCTGGATGACAGGCAAGCTGTCCACATTAGGGCTGACAACATCAGTCAAAGAATGGTCAAAGAAACAAATTGGCACGTTTCAGGGGTTGCCCGTTTTGTTTTGGGGTACACGGATGCCAGAACAAACACCTGATGAGTTTGTCATCACTAGCGACTTTGACCAGCTTGCAGAAGCAATTCAACAAGAGGGAGAATAAAAATGGCTTTCGCAAAATCACAAGTTCGTAACAAGCGCGGCAAAAACGTCACACCGACTGAACATAAGATGGTCGTTAATATGGCGTTACACTGTTTGCGCGAACTGTCAAAAGCAGAGTATGAACTGCCAAAGTTTGAATCAAAGATCATCGTGCAAACAAAATGCCGCGCTGCGCGTTCTTATGGTGGAGAATTCGGCATAACGATTGATCTTAGCCGATACAGAAAAGGCGATGTGTATTTGAATGAATACAAGTCTTATCAAGACTGCAACATCATCGGGTCTGCAAAATGCGACAATCCCGAAACGATGCTGCTTGCCATCGTTGCTCATGAAATTGCACATCATGTTCAGTATCGTTATTGCTTAAATAAGCCCAGCTTCGCAAAGCCGCATGGCGATGGGTTCAAAAGACTTTACGGCTATTTGCGTCGTGCGCTGATAAATCAATCCGTTGAACACACAGGTGTTCAGAACTGGTCAATCGCAACAAGGGCGGCGGCTTAACAGCCCCGCCCAGAAGGGAGAATAAATCATGAAATCACCAATTAGATTCATTGAAACGCCTAATGTTAACGGTGGCACTACGCTGCATAAAGTCGAATACAATATTGGCCTGACAGATCATGAGCTACATTGCTTGAAGAAAATCATTAAGCAATGGCGGGACGACAGAGGCTTTCCAGACGAAAAGCCTACGCCAGCCCGTAAGCTGACAATGGCTTCCACAGCAAGGCGCATTGAACGTGAACTTAATCGGGCTATCGAACGCCCTGAAACGCATTTTGAATAAGGGAGAATAATGATGCGAGTAGGAATCACACTTTTCTTTTATGCAATCATCAGCCTGTTTGCTCTGGGCTGGCTCGACACATTGTGGATCGTTGGCGTTGAAGATAGCCAGAATTACACATGGTGGCGCGTCATTTATGGGCTGGGGAATTGATATGAGGATGCATCATCACCGCTTAAAACTTAATGAGGCGCAGGACTTTGTTGCTAAGTATCACAGGCATTCACCGCCATTGAAGCGACACGTTTTCAGCATAGGCGTCAGTTTTGAGCGTCACTTTTACACCCCGCTTCAAATGTGCGGGATTGTCACCGTTGACCGATGTTCTTCTGCATGGTCAAAGCGCAGGGATCACATTGAAATCAGACGGCTGTGTATTGCTGACGACGAACTGATAGGCAAGATAGATATGCCATTTGCCAGCTTTTTAATAGGCAAGGCAAAGCAAGCCTGTTTCGCTATGGGATATAGGGTTATCGTAACTTACACCCAGCCTCATGAAAGCGGCGCGTCTTTAAAAGCCGCTGGATTTTATATTCAAAGGGCCAAAGCAAAAAAGTTTTCAGATGAACGCATTGATGGATTGATTCAATGGGTCTGCGTTGATGGCAGTCAACCAGATGAACAGGAACGACAATTCACCAAAAATGCGTTGTCTGATATGCATCAATTTGTAAAAACACCGTGGGAGAAATTAAAATAATGCAATATACAAACGTCATGCTCAGTTATGAGCAACTCACTGTCGCTAGGATTGCCATCTCAGACAAACTGCAAAAAGATGAACTGCATAAAGAGGCACAAGCCAAACTGCGAACCGTCTATGTAGAATTAACAAAGGCAAAACATCAACTTGAACAGCAAAGAGAGAGATCATGGTAGGAAAACTGACACCCGATAATGTGCTGTCCGCTTCACGGGCAGCACAACTTGAACAGCTTTCACCTTACGGCACAGTCAATGAATTACTGGCAGAAATGATTGCCGTAGATGAAGGCAAGCCACAAACCAACTTTGAAGGCAACGAACTGACGCACTGGGGCAACATACACGAACCACACATTCTCGTTGAGGCGTCTATGCGGCTGGGTCTTAGTTCGGTAAACACACAATTCGATGTGCCTTACTTTCACCCCAGCTTGCCCCTTGCTGCCTCGCTGGACGGCGATGGCATTATGGGCGGCCCTATACAGGCCGACACAGATAAAGGCATTTACCTGATTAACACGGACGGCATTGACGCCCCAGATGAAGCGTTAATCATTGAGGCAAAGTCCACACAGGCGATGCCAGAAGATGTCCCCCCGCCGTGGCGTGGCCCGATCCAGCTTCAGGCGCAGATGATGTGTCGGGGTGCAAACTATGGCGCGGTTGCCGTGTTATACCGGGGCAGCACCTTGCGCGTATTCGTTTATGAATCCGACTTGGCAATTCAAAAGCGGATTGCCGAAAGCGTTTTGGAATTTGAACGCAGACGCGCTGCAAAAGAATTTTACCCCGTGTTGACATCTGATGATGGGAATGTGGCATATCCAGAAGCAGACGAGAAAGCCCCGCCGCTGGATATAGGCGACAGCACCGTTCAGGACGCAGTTCAGGCTTTGCTGGCAGCTAAACAGGCCAAAAAGCAAGCTGAACAGGCTATCGATGAATCACAAGCCATTATAAAGCAATTTATGGGCAACCATGAACAGGCTGTCGCTGATATCGGCGGCAAAAAGATTATGGTCAAATGGGGAATGAGAAATATGCGTGCAACGCCAGAAAAAACTGTGCCAGCAAAGGCCGCACAGCGCGTTCGTGCCAACACACTTACTGTCAGGGAGATAAACGAATGATGCCTATCACAGAGGCCCAGAAACGCGTTCTGGACACCCTTGTCAAGCTATCTGATAAGCTGGGACGCGTACCGACCTATCAGCAAATCGCCGACGATATGGGCGTTTGCAAGCAGGGCGTCGGGCGACACATTAGGGGTTTGGAAAAGCGCGGAGTTATAGAAATGATCCCGCACACGCCAAACAGTATTCGCATTAAGCGATAAGCCCTTTTCTAAACTTATTGCGGCGATCGTAGGTCAAAACTTCCTTACGATTGTCGCTTATCTTATAGCTACAGTGAATCCAGCCCGTATTGCCGCCCTCGTAATGTTCCAGAATAAGCTGGTCAAAATCCAGATTTCCAGCTATCCAGCCAGCAACTTCCAGATTTGAAATGCTTGGCACTTCAAAGTCAGCCGCTTCACCTTTTGCGTGTTGTGAATTGACTGTGCTACCAATGGCAACGCACAACTCAGCACTGCGATACCCGCTGCTGGGCGAAAATGGTATGCTGTACTGCGATCTCACTGGTTCTAGTATATTCATGCACAAAGCGCGTAAAGCGTCTGTGTGGGCCTCTGACGGCTCATTTGGGATGCCCTTGCGGGTTGCCGTCTGACTTTTAACCAGTTCATCCAGACTGAAGTGTGGGGAAAGTTTCATTTTTTAAATCCTTTTATACCGCGTATCCCAAACGACGCGCCTATGCTCGCATACATGGCCCACTGAAACCAAGATGGGGTAGTTTCCAAAACCTCAAACCCGCGCTGCACATGGGGCTGTAATGGCTCAATAAAACACGCGCCTATAATTAAAATGAAAAGCAGCGTCCACGCTTCATCCTTATAACTTTCACCGCTGGCCTGTGCCATGACCTTTTCCCAGCCAGCCTCATGCTTCATCAACTCAGCTTCTGCCTCTGCTCTTGCTTGAGCCACCTTGCCTTTGGCTTTGGTAGCTTCAACCTTTGATTCCATCCATGACCCAGCTAATGAAGCTATAGGCCCAATCAATGCCTGTATCATTATTTCATTCCTATGCTTAATTTTATTCGTTTCATTAGCTTTTCTCCGAATTTAACCAGACTGCAAGCGACCCTGTAGCAGCCCCTGTCACAACGGAAATCAATGCAGCCCGTTCAGCGGTTGTTTCCTCAACAGAAAGCCCAGTGAACCACAGGATGCAATAAATATAAACGCCAGTGAAAACCAGCATCATAAACCGTGGCAATATTTTCAATTCCAGCATTTTTCTGGCAATATCTTCTGCACTCATTCAAACCATCCTTTCAGCCATCCGATCCACGCAACAAGACCGCCAACCATAGCGGCGATCAACAAACTCACAAAACCAAGCCCCAAAACTTCCATAATTTCTTCAATACGCTTTTCTTTTCTGCGTTTTTCATCTAAACGCGCTTTTCTGATATCGCGCTGAATCCGCAACAAATCATTCCACGCATTAAAGCCGTAATTTGCAATTAGGAAGTTTTTTAGGTCTTGCTCCATTTTTTCGGCCTTTTTTAAAGCCGCATAGGTATCAAGTGCTTGTTCTTCAATATTCTTAAATCTGGATGTTTTCTTTTCTTGATGGGCTTGCTTTACATCAGCAATAGCACCCATCCACTTGCCAATGTCAGCCGACATAGCCTCAACTTGCTTGCCCATCTGATAGGCTTTTACGATGCCCCGGTAAGCCGTTGTTGCAACGGCAATAGCTGAAACCGGGTCGATCGCCATGTCAGCCCCGATAAACGACCGCCAGCAATAACAGAATAATCGCGCCAGCCGACCCGATCATTATGCTTTCCAGCCGTTTTATTCTTAGGATCGTTTCCGTCCAGCGTTCGTCAGAAACAGCAATGTGTTTCTCTAGTTTGACATGGATTGATTGAATTGTTGGCTTTGTCATTTTTATAACCCATCAGGCCAATCAGCTATAGGCGCATTACCGGTTTTGTTTCCGTCACTATCAACAGGCGCATCAAACAGTGCCATAAATGCAGCATGATCAGCCGCGCCATCGATGGCCGCCTCAATTTGGCCCGATTTCGTGCGAACGGATTCCCTATAGGAACTTACTTCTGACGGTATTGTCGCCGTTGAATCTTCGGCCTTGCGCGTCACATACCAATCTGTCGGCTGCAACAATCCAGCGGCCTGTTTTTTTATGATAGCTTTCCACTGACTTTTAAGACCTAAGTTGACAATCTGTTCTCCATTTGGGTCAAGCACTGGATTGTCATCATCATCAACAGCGTTAACATCTGCAAGTGATTTAGGTGTATCTGCATCCCAGTAAAATCTATTATCAAATGGTGCAGGGTCATCTTCCCAGACCAAACCAACTTCAGCTTTTTTTTCATCTGACCAAGATACCCAGTTACTAGGGTATTTGAACTCACCGTCAGTCCAGCCAGTGCCTATCTTTATAATTTTACCATCATGTTTCCACGGCATCTCTATCTCCTATCGGGCGTTGCTGTACTTAAAGGGCTGTTCCGCAAAGGCTAAAAAAACGTACTTTACATTTATTGCATTATAATAACCATCAGAGTCTCTAATTTTAAACCCGTTTGACAAAAAATCTATGTTTAAGTCATTAGTAATTGTTGATTCGCTAGAATTGGCATCTGCCCATAATGAATTAGCCATTTCATTGATTGGTGATCTTCCGTTGTCTGATATAGCCCATGACGCATCTGTGCCTTCCCATCTTTTTATCATAACCCAAGCTGGCCTGAAGCCTAGAAAAACAAATGGCCCTTGTATCGGTGAGCTAGTGTTTCCGTTGCCTTCATAATGCCCCCATTTGCTATAGCCATCACGATTTCTAAAACAATACGCGACCATTGTAGTTCCGTTGGTGTAGCCATAATTGTGAATTGTAGTCGTCCCTTGAATGCCAGTGTAACTTGAATCAAGATTTGAAGCTGGAGCATCATCATTTAAATGAAGATAGTCCTCACTTCCATCAACATTATCAAAGATAACGTGCCAATTGCCTGAAGCGTTTAAGTTTTTGTAAATTACAACATCGGGTTTTCCACCCAAACCATGCCCAACTGTATTATTTGTACTACCGTTCGCAGTCCAAGTGACAATGCTGAACCCCGCCTTTGTGTTAGCAGAAACTACGGATTGTATCGCCCCATCAAAATTACTTGAGCCGTGGTTAAAGTCACTAGTGTTAGCTTGACCGCCCATGCCTGAGTGCTGTGTGCAGTAATAATAAAGGGTCGGTGTGCTAGCGGCTACAACGATGGTCGTGCTTGCTCCTGCTGACCCGGGGGTGCCTGCAGTAGTCACGCCAGTTGTATATTCTGTGCCGCCGCCGTGTGTGCCGTTTGAAGTAGTAGAAAACCTCAGGGGATGTCCAGAATTACTGCTGTCAGACTGATCAAAAATATATGTTCCACCCTCTTGCAATTCGAGAGTTACCGCGCTTGACCCAAAATCATCGAACCTATATTTATTGCCGCTATCTGAAACAACCTTCACTGTATATGTTTTTGTTGGGGATTCTCCACCAGCCAGCCAATTCCAAGAAACCATAGCCCTGCCAGACCCATTCGTATTTGTGCCGCCTGTTGTAGAAAGCGTGTAACCGTCTGAATCCATAGTTTTGACCACTATATATGGCCCACCGTAAGTTAAATCATCTCCAGCATTATTATCACTTCCTACATAAGTTCTATATGTTGATGTTCCTCTTAAAGTGTCAGCCATGATATAGGAAGCTGTGTTGGCTCTATCCTTAAACCAAGCAAAATCGGGAGCAAATCCTACCCCTGTCAACGCTCTATTTGTACCGCCATCACCAGTGTATGTAAGAACCTTGAAATGATCTGATGGCTGTTCATTTTTGTCAGGGTCAATAGCAGGGTCAGGTAAATTCGATGTACACAAAGCTAAATGTCCAGATGGCGGACTATAGTAAAAGTCACCGACACCATTATCATCTGCATTGCCTTGAGCCGTTTTTGTACCAGCAAATGAGCTATCTTGACCAAAATTGATTATTGAGCCAGCTGTCCACCAACTTTGCGCTGGGGTAAACGTCCCAGACAGACTGCTATATGCCACGCCCTGACTTACATTGTTTTTGTAAAAAGTGATTGTTCCAGCATCTAAATCAAGAGCAACACCAACAATATCTCCAGTTGTCCATGTGTCACCATAATTGGAAGTTGTACCATTATTGTATTTGCTCCCAGTGCTACCACCACTATAATTATAATAGACGTAGCCTCCTGCGGCAGAGCCTACATGAGATGCAAATGCATCATGTGTCTCCTCAACCTTGCAAATCCCAACCATAATATAGTTTGTACTGGTAGAAATATTATGTGACTCCCAATACCATTTTCCACTTGAAACACCAATAGTGCCAATTAGAGAAGTCCAAGCGGCTCCAGAATAGGTAGCTTTCAAACTTCCTTCAAAAAGTGAAGCGGCTGTGTTTTGTATCGCGCTGTATGTACACCAGTTATTCGAGGGGCTATCCAAAACAACATCCGTTGACTGTAGGTTCACAGGATTGAAGTTGCTACCTACACCTGATGCATCAAGGCCATATCCGCCAGCTAATTGCTGAACTTCTGCATCTGTAAGCGCACGATTAAATATTCTGATTTGGTCTAATGAACAGGCGTGATAAACATTTGCATATGCAAACCAACCAAACGCAGTTTCATTGCTGAAAGCGATAGTGGATGTTGTTGTATCTGTTCCCGCATAATTTCCGTCTACCCATAACTTACCTGTTGCTGTTCCGCTACTAACAGAATGGGTATATACAAAATGATGCCACTCGCCATCTGTTACTGTTTCAGAACTATTTATACCGATGTTATTACTACCAGACGCATCGCCAGTTCCAGCGGTAAGGCCACCACTACCATTTGTGTATATAGCAAAGAAGCCACCACCAGTGCCAGCATATCCATCCGTAACCATATATTTGTAATTTGCTGAAACTTGAAACCAACCAGAAAGAGAAAAGCTCTGAGCAGTAGCGTTTGCGCCAAAAAGATGGGCATTTGCTTCCCACTTACTGCTTGTCCCATTAAAAACACCAGCTTGTGTTCCTACGATACCATCAGTAAATGTGACACTTGTTGTTGTGCCGTTATAATTCCCGCCAGCATCAACAATGCTTCCATCAAATAGATATGTAGCAACGGCAGATGAATCACCGAAAATATCATGAACTGTGTGCGAACTGCTTGCACCTAAGTCACCAGCTTCAGCAAAAGTTAATTTAAAACCATTTGTGCCAAATGTCAGGCCAGATGTGTCTTTAGGTATCCAGATTCCTGCTTTTGTTTCGCCAAAAGATGTGTGATCTAATGCAGTACCGTCTATGAAATTCACTTCTGCCATGTAACCATCAAAACTATAACCAGCAACGCCAGATGGAAAAATAGCACCTACACCATGCGGGACAGTGGTGTTTACATACCAGTTGCCATTTTGAGTAATAGTTCCGCTATAACTAAAGCTGGTTATCTGGCTTCCATTGAGGTAGACCCTCAATCTGTCAGCATCAGTTGCATTAGTAGTATCTGACGTAACCACTATATGATACCAAGCATTAGGGTCACGGAACAATTCGTTGGTTCGCCTGTAAACTGTTGCACCTTGCCCAATATCAAGAGTGCCTCCAGTTGCTAAGTTAAACGCAATGTAAAAATTTAAATTAGATGAAACAGCCCCAAAAAGGCTCATCCAATCAGTTGCGTTTCTTAGCAAATTTGCTCGTTTGACCCACGCACTAAATGTAAATGTTTGGGAATTTCCAGCAGATGTAGGGGTGCGTTTTAGGTACGCCGTGTCCCCATCCTCAAATCGCAGAGATTGGTTTATGGGATGGCTGTAAAAACCAGTTGATGCCGCGCCTGCGCCACTAAATAGTTGTAACGAACCTGATCCGAATGGGCCTGACATTTATTTCCCCTTATGAGAAAGCAAGTTGAGGTGTACCAAGAAGAATGCGTCCTGATGCTACAACAACATAAGGCACAAGGTCTGTTGCGTTTGCGGCAGATGATAATGTTAGCGTTGCTCCACCAGCGGTTTCATAATCTCCGTTAAGGGTCACGCTTCTACCGCCTGTCCCATCTTGGATAAAGGCTATAAACCCTGATTGCCCAACTTGTTCAGTTGTTGGATTGGCTAAAGTCACATCGCCTGTGAGTGTAAGAACAAAATTTTGATTCGCCTGAAAATCTAAAGTCACTGTGCCAGTATTTGTCGTGTCTGTGTCTGTCGTGGCAAGGGCTGTGCCTGTCACTGTTACGCCAGTGCTTGTTACTTCCAGCTTATCACTACCGCCCTGTTGCAGCTTCAGCGACCCAGTACCGTTGTCATTGATAAGGCTGTTGCTGCCATCATGATAAATCTGCAAATCACTGCCAGCCCCAAACTGGGCTTTATCATTGTCGGCAAAATTTATATCGTTGCTATTCGTGTCTAAATCGCCTCCAAGCTGGGGACTCGTATCGCTTACAAGTTCTTCGCCTGAAACTTGAACGCTGTCTGTGGATTGATTAAAGGTAAACAGTGTGATCCATGCATCATTGTCAGCGTTTCGCATTTTCAAAATGTCATTTGTTGAATCATACCAAAGCATATATGCAAAGGTTGTTGACGGCGCAGATGTCCCCGCGCTTACAGTTGCCAGTGCTTGTAGCGCACTATTTAGGTCAGCCCGAAATGCCGGGAAACCCTGATTGGCAATGGTGAAATCATTTTGTGACATGATTAAAACCCTTTCGCAACATAATCGAACGTCCTACTGACAGCGGCATCACTTGAATTGTAAAATGTAATCGTGAATCCTGTCGCACTTTTATTTGTTATAGCATAATAGTCGCCGCTTGTTAAATTTTGTGCGGATATTCCTAAACCCTGCAATTGCTTTAATGCAGAGCTAAAGGTGATGACTTTTGCGCCAGTTCCAGAAACAACATCATTGTCAGATAGCACCCTGTCGGGCATATCCACCGTAACAGATAGAGCTGAAACAACGGGCGTCGCCTCTGTGTCTGTTGTTGTTAGCACAGCCCTAAATTTCATTCCACGCGCTTTATATGTGCCGACAACAAACTTTCTAAACGCTGTATATGTAGGACTTGCGCCGTTCGGATCATCTTCCGTTGTCGAAATTTGCAATTCAACATTTGTGTCGCCAAACGCTTGCGGATCACCATCAAAATTTCCAGATCGATCATCAAAGTTTCCAGCCGCATCATCAAAAAGGGCAACGTAATCGCGGCGCGTCACAGTAACAGATGCTGTTACTCGTTCTGTGAAAACCGCACCCATATCGACAACAGTGCTGAAGTCATACGTTCCTGATGTGTTTACAAAGCCGCCGCCACCATCAAACAAACCGTTTGCATCATCAAAATTGCCTGTGGCTGAATCAAAAATAACGCTTGTGTCCAAAAGCAATTCTGACCCTACAACCGCTGTGCCTGTTTTTGTGCCACTAAATGATGGATGCTCATTGATAGTTTGAACAGCATTAAACACACCTATCTCGTCAACTATTGCAACAGTTTCTGTTGCATTAACAGATTCGTTGCCTAGCTTATCCACGGCCTTTATTAAATAAGTTCCTGTTATGGCTGGCGCAACGGCTGTATTTGCTGGTCTAGAAACCTTTGCAATTAAGTCTGTTGCGTTTGCGTATGTTGCTCCTGTCGTTAGGGGCGAGTGCCGAATCCTGTAATGTGACAGGTCTAGGTCGGTCACTGGCGTCCATGAAAGCTGTGCCTGATTGCCGACGACATTTATAGTAAAGTCAGAAACATCTGATGCTGAAGCTGACTTGCCCACGATTTGATGCTGTGCCGTTGCATAACTTGACTTTACACCGATTGATGAAATTATTCTTGCGCGAATGTCATAGACAACACCATCCTCAACATCAGCAAACTCGAAACGAGTTGATGAAGATGTGCCAAGCGAAATAAATGTTGAATCAGTGGATTTTTTAACCTCAACCTCAAACCTGTCTGCATAGGTTGAACCAGAAGAAACATCAACAATCAAAACAGAAACAGCCTTTTGATTAAATGTTTGCAAAGCATCTGAAATCGCTAGTCCCGGCGCAGAAATCTGAGCAAATGGATCGGGTAGGGTTGTGTTATCTAAAACAAACGCCTTTTCATCTGCGTTCCAATCATAAACCGCGCTATTGTTTTCTCGCAAAAATAAATCAACAGCTAAAACAGGGTTGTTGTCATTGTCCGACCTGACCGCAAAAGTCCATTCGACAATCTGAAAAACCTTTGATGAAAAGCCCAGCCGTGAATTTGTAACGCTTACATTATCGCCAACAGACAAGTCAAACGCTTTCAAGCTGCATGAAAGCTGCATCGACAGCTGTTGTCTGTTTCTAAACAGCGCGATTTTTGCCAGCCTCTGCGCCATTGTGTGACTTGTTGTGTAGGGCAAATCAAAATCAATAAACTTTCTTGAGCCGCCGTCCTCTGCTTCAAAAGTTGATGATGTTAAGGCGGGGTAATCAGTAGGCACAAAGTTCGTGTCTGTAGGCGAAAAAACGCCCTTAATGGCGTTGTAATTGTCACGCTTTGAACGCCTAGTCTGCAAGCTGATCTTATCAATAAGATCATTCTCATCAAGCGTAACTGTCGGCGCGACATATTCTGCAACCTTCAAAGAAAACTTGCCGTTCACATAAGATATAATGCCGCCGCATGATGTGATCATTTCTTCAAGAATGCGCTTTGGCGCATTGCTTGTGACCAGCGTGCCATGAAATTCATATCTGTTCTCTGTGCCGCCAGCCGCAAGCGCAACAGATTCATCGCAGGCATTCGCTGCGGCGGTAAAATCTGTGTCGTTTATTTCATCAGAATCTGCGCCTAAACCATATCTGTCGTTCATCAAATAGTCTCGCATACAAAGCGCAGGGTTTGATGAAAATGCTGTTGTTGCTGTGCGTGGATCATAAACCTTTTTCCCGCGCACTTTTGCAGATATATTCGGAATGCCGTTAGGAAATGCGTCAACATCAAAATCAAGCCGCGCATATATATACGCAACGCCCTGAAGCCTGTGACTGTTTGACCAACCAGACTCGCTCTCGGCAACAAGATCGCTGTCAGCGGCCTGTGTATCGCTTCCCAGATGGGTTTTAATCCTGACCTTGCCAGCGTATCTTGACGGCGCAGTCACATTGCCGTTGCCATCCAAAGTCAACGCCTCATCATTAAGATATATTTGCTGAAAGCTGTCTATTTCATGCGCGGCGATAGCGATCACAAGGTGAAGTTTTTTGTCGTTGTTTGTGCTTTCAACGTGCGCCAATAAACCAGAAACACGAGTTTCGCCATATACAAATCTGCGTGGCGCAGTTGGTTGCTTGATTTGTTGTGTTCTGTTTACAGCGTCACTAGCAAAGTCGGCATAACTGGGCAGATTTGGAGTTGGCGCAAGCGCGTTTGCAGCTCCAGCCGATGCAATAGTAACAGCCGCCGCCGCATAATTACCCGTGGCAATATAAAAAGCCGCAGTTACAACAGTAACCGGGTCTTTCAACGCATCTTTTACACCGCCGATAAAACTGGAAAACCAACTCATTTTCCGCCCCAGACAATTTCTTTATTTTGCAAATCTGCGACAAACTCAAAACCTTTGTCATCGGGGAAATCAATCTTTTGATCTTCTGATGTATATCTGCGTTCACGAGCTATTTCTAGATCAATCAATCTGCTTTCGCCTGTAATATTTACATTTGCAACATTGCCAGATTCTTGAATATTCAT